GTGACAGGATTGCCAACTCCTTATTTCGTTCAAGTAGAGAAATCCATTAGAACTAAGTTTGAAGAAGGGGAAGCGATTGAGATTAAAGACTTCCTTTTCAGCCAGTGGGCATTGCAACCTCCAGAAAAGAACGCAGAGCAGAAGGTAGAAGATATTAACCTTAAACTAGGTGAGATAAAAGAGGGACAGGAAGACTTACCTTTGACCGAGAAGGAACTAAAGATTTACACAACTGTTGACTGGCTTAGAGAAATAGGGGATGCTTACAGCAATGTATTGCCTCAGAATGTCTTGGATAACACGAAAGCCTCAAAGGAAAGCAAGGTGTGGGCGCAATATGAGATAGCCAGGTCAAAGGGAGACATACTCCCGGGCACTTCGCTTTACAAGATAAACACAGAGGACAATGACGACACGATAATCAACTACTACCAACAGTGGCAAGCAAGACAAAGGATAACGAGCCTGGCTGAATTAAAGGAATATGACAAGCTATACCCTAAGTCTTACTTAGGTAATGTTACTCGCCAGCAATATGCTTTACTAAAGAATTATCTTGAAGCTGAGGACAAAAAGGGATTTCTTGAAACTCACTCTGAACTAAAGGTAAATCCTAGAGATGAGTGGCTTAAAGAGAACCCTAAAGAGAACGCTTTATTATCTCTTGGAGGTCAAGCCAAGATACTTTCAATGGAGGCTTACAAAGAGTTTAATAAGTTAGTGAAGGAACTTGATATTCCAGATGATGCGATACCCCCATTAACTTTACCACCGGATGAAAAGACAGCACAATCTCATTTTGACTATCTAAAAGCGGTATCCGATTTCTCGGCTGGTAGTGCCGAGGCAAAACTGGTGCTAACTGACCCAGATTATGATAAATGGAGAGATGATTTACAGACACCAGACCAGCCAGCCAGGTATTACGAACTTCAGGCTAAGAACCGAGCCGAAAGAGAATACTACGAATCTCTCGGGGACAAAGAACAACCTGATACTTATATGCCCAGTGATACTAAAGAGGAACAACTAGCGAAACGTGCCAAGTTCTTTGAGGAATTCCCAGAAAGCGAATACTTTGATGATTTGAGTCGGATAGAGGCAATATCTAAAAAATTCCCTGATGACCAGATTGAGGCATGGGTTGAGAGGGGCAAGTCTTCAGATGAGTTTGGTGGTAGTAGTCCGCAAGCAAAGTTGTGGGCATTTGATAATATGGATGCTTACCGCTCCGCATTGAAGCAAGAGTTAATAAAGGATGAAGGTGCTCTCCCTGATGATGAGCGTAATCCTCTCTATGATGCGTGGTCTTATGATGCGGTGAAACTTCAGGTAGATACCTATGAGGAAAACAAGCATTGGCAATCACTTGGGGATAAAGAGAACCCGGAATACATTGAGGATATGAAAGATAGGTGGGCAAAGTTTGCGGAGGAGTATCCTGGCAGCAATCTCAGGCTTGACCTTGAAAGAGTAGAAGCCTTTGAGAAATTCTTTACTCCAGAGGAAGCTAATACTTGGGCTGAACGAGGCGAACTAGCATTTGAGTTTAGTCCTAATAGTGCTGAGGTAAAGGTGTGGGCTTTTGACAATCGTGATTTGTATGATAAGGCGGTTAAAAAGGAGATGCTTACCTCCGACATCACTGACTGGAATGAGCCAGCGTTGAGACTAGATGTGCAATGGCGTGAAAAGGATACAGAATATCAGGAAATACTTGATAAATACCCGGGTTCACCACCAGAGCAAGCTCAGGAGGTTGCTGAGTTTCTAGCCAAACCTGAGAATGTCGAATATGTTACTGCTCGCTTCCAGAGAAATGGATATGAACTCGGACTTCTAGATGAGAATAATGATAAGTGGGTGGAGTATAGTCAGTTCCCTACCTATGGAGACTGGCAAAAGCGCTTCCAACTAAATAATCCTGAATGGGTGAAGGCGGTCAATGAGGGCAGGATAGCTAAAGGACAGAAGCCCTGGGAAATAGTAACTGAAGCTAAGCCAGAAGCCTATGACACCATCTATGAAAAGTATAAAGATTTATTTGAGCAATACGAAAATGTTACTGGCACTTCGGAGGAAAGAACTCTTGCCAGACAAGACATATTCTCTCAGAACCCCGCGTTCAAGGAAGCCTACTACAGAAGGAAGGCTCTAGGGGATTTCTGGGAAGAGAAGTATGTTAGAAACTATGTAACCTATACGCTCCGACCTAAAAAGGGATATGCCGATGAAAGATACCTTAAAACTCATATGGATTTCTACCTGTATGCTAAGGAGAAACTTGAATGGACTGAGGATATTGACTTTGATTTAGTGCCCAGCGAGGAGGTAGAAAGACTTTATAACCAATATGATGATATGCGAAATCGGAAAGTAGGGCAGGTAGCATTGGATGATTTCCGAGACGCACATCGAAACTTGGATGCTTGGGGTGTATTAAAGTTTGGGTGGGTCCCAATAGAGGACAAAAAGAGGCGAGAAGGAATGACCCCGCAGGAGAAATTACATCAAGAACTAGCTGAGAATCAAAGAGAGTTTGAGGCATTGTTGAAGGGGCGATAGGAATGATAGACTCTAACGGACATATCCGGTGCGAAAATTGTGGCAAAGAACACGCTCTTAAACTCGAAGGAAAGTTAGAGTGGTATTGCCCTCGCTGTCGTTATTTTAACAGAGAGGAAAACCAGCCACTTGACAAGAGGACAAAACCTATTATATTATCAGAAGTAAGAACTTAACAATTAAATAAGTAGTGCTCTAAGTAGCCGTCTTTTGTGCGCTAGTCGCCGAAAGGCGGCTTTCTTTGTTTCTGGAGATAGAAGATGCCAGAAGATTTTGGAAACGTGATAAAAAGATGCGAAAACTGTGGATGTTTTCTAAAACTGAATAACACACGGGACATTAACCGAAAGAGGTTCTGTTCTCGTGCTTGTATGTATAAAGTTATTCAACCAACGCAGTTTGTTCTACCTCCTAGTATAGAGACAAGAGAGAAAATGAGACAGAGTAAAGTAGAATTACTTAAAAGAGGCAGGATACCTACGGGATGGCGGAAGTATCTGTCTCATAAGAGAATAGCTGGTAGAGGATATGTATTTATCGGACAGAAAAGAGAGCATCAAGCCGTTATGGAAAAGGCATTAGGTCGTCTATTAGTAAGAGGGGAAGTAGTGCATCACATAGATGGCAATAAAACCAATAATGATATAAACAACCTAGTAGTAATGACAAAAGGCGAGCATATGAAATACCACACTAAACAAAGGATGTTAAACTATGTCTCCACAGGCGTTTGATAAATGTGTAAATGAGGGTGGCAGGGTGAGAACTATGCCTCTCTCTAAAGGCAGATATATGAAAGTCTGCTACGACAAAGATGGCAAATCACACTCGGGGGAAGTTCATACCAAAAAGAAAAAATAGGAGGAAAACAAATGGTTACAGGCACAGCCAAAGAGTCTAATCAGGCCACTGGTAAGGAGCAAGAGGAATTAAAAAGTCCGCCTGCGCCCGGCACAGGACTTGAGAAGAAAGAAGGAGGAGCCGAAACCAAGTCAGAGAAGATATATCGGCAGTCCGAAGTAGATGCTTTGTTAGGCAAAGCAGGACAAAGAATTCAAGCCAAACTCGATACTATTACTACTGAACGTGACACATTCAAAAGCCAACTGGAAACTTTGACATCTGAGATAACCGAAGCTAAGGAATCTATTACATCTTTAACTAAGGATATTGAAGTAATGTCAGAGGATGACCCTGATAAGGATAAGGTGGTCAAACTTCGCAAGGAATGGGAGGGAAGACTGGGAACTCTCAAGGCAAGAGAAGCAAAAGTCGCAGACTCCGAAACTGAGGTTGCGAATTGGAAAAGAGACCAGCTTGTTTTTACTGTGGCTGATGAGTTCACTACGGCAGAAGGAGAAAGGGTTGACTTTGATTCTTTTAAGAATGCTGCCGATAAATTCAGACTTAGTGGGCGTGATGAGCTTGAGGCTCTAGCAGAAGAAAAGGGATTTAAGAGAAAGTCTGAAATCCCAGAAGACCCTCCGCCAGGGAGACTCTACTCTGGTAAAACTGATGGGGGTGGAGGAAGTTTAGAAGGTTTATCACGCAAAGAACTATACGAAAAAGCATATTCAAAGTAAAAATAGGAGGCTAATAATATGGCAGGCACTATATCCCTGGTTGAGTTTGCAAAAGAGTGCAACGAACCACTGGTTAAAGCAGTGGCTATGACTCTTATTGAGGAGAGCCAGCCGATGAAGTATATCCCCTGGGAGACTATCGGCTCTCTTTACAAAAAGATGCTTCGTGTTCAGACCCTTCCCAGTGTGGGAAGGCGTAAGTTGAACGCAGCATGGTCTTCTGCATCTGGCACGACTGAACCCCTAACCGAGGGCATTTCCCTTGTTGGTGGCAACGTTGATGTAGATAAAGAGATGGTAGATGGAAATCAGACTATTGAGGACCTTCGGAGAATACAATCAGACATGAAGGTCAAAGCGATGGCATACGATTTCAACGACAACTTCATTAATGGTTCGATACTTACTGATGAGGATAACTTTGATGGTCTGAAGAGACGGTGCGACAGAACTGATATGTCAGCCCAGAAACTCCTGTCAGCTACCAGTACGAACTATATTGATGACACTCAGGCACACGCCCTGACCTTCTTGAAAGAGATGGATAAACTTACCTATGCTATCGATGGACACACACCGACATTCCTGGTTACAAATTCTATGGGTCTTCGTAACATCAACTCTGCCCTTAGAATTGCCGATGTATTGGATAAAACCAAAGACCAGTTTGGGCAATTAGTTACCATGTGGGGAAACAATATTCCTATCTATGACATCGGTGTTGATGCTGACCAGTCAACTCTAATCATGCCGGCTGAGGACATCGCTGGTGTCGCTGGTAGTGGCTATTTCTCTATCTATGCGGTAAAGGTTGGAGAAGGGACAGACTTCTGGGGTATTCAGAAACACGCTCTTGAAGTCAAAGATGCTGGACTCTTGGAGGACCAGGTCACATATCGGACTAACGTCAACTGGCCTGTCGGTCTTGCACAGATTAACAAAAGGTCGATAGCTCGTCTCTACGGAATCGCATACGCCTAAACTAAAAAACAAGGAGATAAAATAATGACTGTAAAAGATGACCTGTTAAAACTCAAAACAGCGATAACTGCGGTGACGGCAACTGAGGCTGGGTGGACAACATTGACTAGAGATGATACCACCGGGCAAGTAGTAGTCCAGATTGACAAATGCCCAATGGAAGGTATCCCTATTGAGGTAATCGCCACTATAGATACTGGAACTGAAGGCGGAAATGGGACAATGATTGTTACCATCGAGGCTTCCGACACACTGGCATCAGGGTACATAACGGTTGCCACATTCCCGACAATTACCCAGGCCACTGCTATGCGACCTGCTTTCCGTATGGTAAGACGGGTTGCTACGCAGAAGCAATACCTGCGGTCTGTTATAACCGTGAGTGCTGGAACTGGTGCGCCAAGCCGCAAGTTCGCTATCAATGCGAGTATTGGATTAGTCGATGACGACTTTGTCTACTAAGGGGGAGTAAGTGGAACGGTATCGGATTAAGAAAGTCCTTGCGGACGATTACAAGCCTGCGGATGGTGAGCCATTTGCGGTGTGCTGGGGTAATGAGGGATGGGTGATATGGTGCCGGACTCCTGTTGGCGGTAGACCTAAATCAGCCAAGAGGAAACAAGGGGGTAAACATGGGAACACCTAAGCCAGGAACATTTATAGGGACACGCCTTTACACTGAGCCTGGTTATCTCATACTTGAGGAAGACGGGCGTAAAAGCCAACTTGCTATAGAAAAAATATTGAGAGCCGCTGATATACCAACTGGACTAACCTATGCACAGGTAGGAGCAATCTCCACCATAGCAAACCTGCTTGCTATGCTAGTAAGAACCTTGATAAGTCGTGAAGTGATTGGCGAGGAGTTCCTTGAGGAAGGGGAAATAGACTTACTAGCTTTCACCGAGGCAATCGAGCAGATGGGTGGAGATTATGGCGACCCTGATATATCGGTGAGTTAGGATTTTGAGAAGGAGGTAATGCCTATGAGAATATAGTTTTGGCTTTCTGTGGAGTTCGGATAGTCAGACTATTTAAGAATGGATAACTCCAAGCCTTATGGCTTTTTCATTCAATAAATCTAAAAAGGGAGAAAAATAAAATGAGTTCATTGCAAGAAATAAAAGTTCAAAGAGAAGTTGCTGACACTCCGGTTGATGTAAGGGGAACTGAAGGTGGAGACATCCAGGTAGCCCAGGCACTTCCTATAGGTGCTGTGCTAACAGCGAAGGGTTATGGCTGGCAGGCAATTACTACCGTGGGTGTAGCAGGTCTGGTAGTCAGACCTTCCACCGTACCCCTGATGTCCATATACAACGGTGAGGCTGGTGGAGGCAAGGTATATATCATCGATCGTGTCTTTGCCTTCAACCTGGTGTCCACCGCTGCAGCCGCCTTCTGGAGCATCTGGCTTTGTGTCCAGCCGGTTGGGACTATAGCCTCCGCGTCTGTCATCACCCCTGCTATGATTCGTAGCACAAGGGGTGCTGGAGCTTATGGTGGTCTTGCCAAGATTGATGACGACACCACCTGTGTAGACAGTGGCTGGTTCCCTTGGGGGCCGATAGGACAGTCTGAAGCAACTGGTGTGCTGCCGAGCGGTGCTGTAAGTGCCGAGATAAATGGCAGGATAGTCATACCGCCGACCTCAGCCCTGAACATAACAGTTGTTACTTCAGCCGTGGGTCAGACCTTCACAGCCGGTGTGCACTGGTTTGAAGTTCCGCAGTCCGAACTTGGCATAGGTTGATAAGCCATCCTGGTAATTGAATAAACTGCGCCTTTACTGTTGAGCGTGGAAATCAACAGATAGCACCTTGTAATGAGGGGCGAAAACTAGGGGGGCGGGAGATTACAAACCTCCCGCCCCTTATAGAAAGAGAGGTAAAATGGTAGTAAGCGAGATGTCTGACCTGAAGCGTGAAATGATAAGGAGCCCGAGATATACCTACTGGACAGATAAAGTCAAGACTCCACTAAGAAAAGGACTTCTTGGAATAACGGGGAACAATAAGTTCCTATGGTATCTTCTTTTACCACTTAGCCTGTGGCGGATTTATAGGTCTGCCAGTAGATTCCTAGAGCCAACAAAGGAGAATACTAAAACAAATCTTGCTCGTGTCATGCTGGACATCTGGGCAAAGTTCTTTGAGCTTAATGATAACCCAAAGGACATTCCTTTCTGGATGGCTCTGAAAAAGGTTACAGTAGGAGTAGCCGAGTCAGACAACCACTACGAGCAAAGGATACTTTGGTTTCTAAAGGAGCTAGTTGTGGCATACATGGATGGGAGACTAGAGCCACTGCCAGATTGGGCTCCTATGGAGAGGTGGAAAGACCCCGATGCCCAAGCAGCAAGAAACAAGATAATAGAGGAAACTTTCCTAGAGATGGGAAGGAAAGCCGATGCTGAAAGGCTAACACTGAAGGGGACTACTAAAGTTCCATCAGGTTGGTAGAACACTGTAGGAGGTAAATATGTCTGATTTTACAATACCCGTTGTCATAGACCCAGCCATTAAAGAAAAACTCGATGAAATATTGCAAGCTGTTGAAGCCAATTATGAGGCTATCGAGGAACTCAAGAAAATCCGTCTTGGCACGGGTCTAATTCTCGGACAAGAAATAGAGGAGGCTGAATAATGTTACAAGATATTCTTGATACTCTTAAAAGTACACTGACAACTTTCAGGAAACGGAGGCCCCTGAGACATACTGATACAGGGGTTGGTATAGTCTTTGCCATATTTGCTCCCCGTGTTCCGTTCAAGCTATTGGAAATAAGATTCCTGACAACCGCCCTAGCTGCGGCGGAAACATTGTCCTTTACTAGAGTTAGTCTGACACCTCTTACTACACCTATGCTTACCTATGTGAACAATGTCATCCTCACTGAGGATATAGGCACATCGGGTGTAACTAGTGTAGTGGTGTCCTTTGACCCTGATGAGGGATTCTACACAGAAAATGATTCTATTCTTCCAGCATTGAGCGCTAACACTGGTGGTGACAGATGGGGACTGGAAATAGTCTATGAGCTGATATAGGAGGAAGTGATGAAAGTAATCTTAGATGGTGTTTCACAGCAACTACTAAGGTCTGATGTAGATGATACTCCAGCAAATGGAGCTACAACAGTCCCGCCAAGTTCTAACTGGGCTTTTGACCACGCTGCTGCCCTTGATGCCCATACAAAGAACCCCTATGAGATATATCGGACTGGTGAATATATCCTTCCAGGGCATTATAGTATTACAGCAACTGTTGCTTTAGCGGCAAACCAGTTGGAAGCATTCCCAATAGTCGTCAGTAGAGATATGACCTTTGACCGCATTGCAATAGAGGTTACAACTTTGGCTGACCCCTCAAACATTAGACTCGGTATCTACAATAACGGAACAAATCTATATCCTGGAACTTTATTACTAGATGCTGGAGCAGTAAGTGGAGCAACTACAGGAGTTAAGACTATTACTATAAGCCAGCAACTTGTTAAGGGCATCTACTTTTTAGCCATTGTAGCAGACGCCACACCAACTGTTCGTGGTTTAGCAGTTACAGTGCCATTACTGGGGCTTAGAGCAACTCTGCTTTATGCCGTCGAACAGCAATGGCGTGCTGCTTTTACCTACGCAGCTTTACCTAACCCGTTTACTTCAGGTGGCACGCTACGCACCGATGGCAAGGGAATAGCACTGAGATTATTAACTTTAGATTAGGAGGATAAAATGCCTGAAACAAGAATAGTAGAAACAACTTATGGCAAAGGCGGGTATGACCCAACCAAGCCCAACAATAACATCATTGAGAAAGTAACTGCTGAGGTATCTGATGAGCAATTAGCTCAAGAGCAAGCAGATAGAGACATAGCAGAACTTCTAAAACTGGCTGATGGTGATATTAAAGTTCCGCAAATTGGCAGATACCTTAAAGCTCTAGCTAAATTGAGAAGATAGGAGTAACTTATGGCACTTAGCTACGCTACGTTAACAGCTAGAATACTTCAGTTCCTTCAAGATACTGGGGTAGCCACATACGATGCTACTGAAACTGGCTACGCTATCGAAAATGAGCTAAAGAGACTGTCCCGGTATAGCCCTGTTCTGGTTGATGTCATATATCAGGTAGAGTCAAGGGAAGGCACTGAAACTGCGGGGACTGCCAGCACCCTAACGGATACAAGCAAGAGCCAGTTCCTATCTACCGACCCGACTAAGGAGAAGGTAGTCCATAATATTACTGACCACACTTGGGCAGTAGTAGAAGGATGGACTTCAACCAGTGTTTTGACCATAAGTAAAGATATAATGGCTGATGGTGAGGATTACGAGATTTATAACAAAAGGTGCAAGAACAAGAGGCAAATCTATATCGGTGATATGTCTCCATATCTATGGGTTGAGTCTGTAGAATATCCTATCGGCACGGAGAGAAACTTTAAGGTTATCTCTGAGGACGTAATAGAGCTCGATGTGGTTGACAGTGCGATTAAGGATAGCGACTCTACTTTAAGCATACTGAATAATGTTGATGTGCTGGTTAAGTTTGCCATACCACAGGTTTTGAACCAGTTGGCAGACCTGGTAGGGGCTGTGCATACGGCAGGGGCTGTGGATGCCACTACAATGCAAATTAAAGGCTTTACCGATACCCAGGTGGTAGAAGTGGGCGAGATGTTCAATATAGCCGACCATAGAACTACCTATATTGTTACCGTTGAATTAACGTTAGCTACTCAAGCCTCTACAGGAAGCCTGCTTACATTTTACCCCGGGCTAGAAGCTACTACAACTGCTGATGAAGTTATAACCTTCGTAAAGTCCACTCTACAGCCTAACCACGAGGACTTGCTTGAGGAATTAGTAGTAGCAACTTTGAAAGAAAGTGATGCGGAAAGACACCGCATTCAGGCTATTGCTGACCTGACTACTGGTCGAGCTTTAATAAACCAGATAAACAAAGGTGGACCCGTTCCTGAAAGATACGCCAACTATGCGAGCGCTGGTTTGAAGGTTTCCAGAGAACTTATTGCGAGTGCTAGAGAACAACAGGCTGTAGTTATTCAAAAATTAGAAAGTTTAGCTACTCCTAAAAGAGCAAAGAGACTAAACAGAGGAGCAGTCTAATTCGCACCCTGAGTTCCACTTTGACAGCCAGCCAGAAAGCGATGGGGAAGGCTTTACTGAAGGCTGTTTTCATCAAATCAGGTTCGTCTACCTTGACCTATGATATTGATTCCACAACAAACAGAATCCTTGCATTACAACATCCACAGCAAGAGTGGAGCCAGACCGCGCAGATTCTACTTGACAACCGTGACCAGAACCTGACCGGCATAGTCTTTGAGGGATATAGTGGAGTTATCAGCTACGGATACAATGACCCTACTGCTGGAGATGAGTTCTCCGCGACTGCTCCTTTGACAGTGATAAGTGCGAAGGCTGATACCATATTCAGACCTAACGGCGACTTGCTGGTGAGTATTGGGTTAGCTGGATTGTTCAATATGTGGGGAGAGCAAGAGGCTACCGAAGCCTATACGCCAGATAGAATCAATACCGATACAGTCAAGACTATATTAGATGCTATTGCCGGAGCTACTCTAACTTGCTTCAATACTTACCCTGCTCACACGATAACCTATGATAGTGGTTATGACGACAGTATAATTAACGCTTTCACACCGAAGGACTCCTTCTCAATATCAAAAGGGGAGAGTAGATTATCGGCTTTTAAGAAAGCCATGTATTTTCTCAAGTGCAAGGCGAGGGTAAGGAATGATGCTGGTGTTGCCACCATACATATCTTTCAACCGACAATAACTGGAACGACCTACGACTACGAATATAATGATGCCATAGCTGCTGCCAATCACAACTTCTTTAACAAGAGTACAAGGACAAGGTTGGTATTGCCCAATAAGGTAGTGGTTATGAATCACCCATCCCATACAGATACTTATACCGGGAGTGCTGCCGATGCTGCTTCGTATGCTGCATTAGGTAATCAGTATTACACCAAGACAGTCTATGTCAGACCAGACAGTAATGCTCAGTGTGACTTGATTGCTGCCGCTATTTTGCAGGGATACCAGATGGCTGCTGAGAAAGGTCATGGCGTTGCTCCAATGAACGTAGGGCAAGAGGTCATTGACTATGTTAAGATTACTGATTCGGCAGCAAATGATACCAGGATAGGTAATATAGGATTTCTCCAGAGGAACTATAGTGCGGGTAAGTTTGAGTTTGAGTTCAGGTTTGGCGAGTTGTTTGCATCAGGACTGGCTGGCACATTACCTCCCAGAGCACTCGAAGCTATGACTCCTGGTGAAATAACTCCTACGGATTTCAAGCAACTATGGGAAAATGTCCTTGCCCTAGCAGAAGCCTACAGTACACTTTATGACTATTTGAATAACATGAACAATGTTATTCAGGCTGTTGCTGCTTATGTTTATGCTATAGAGGACAACGCTGAGTTTTCTCGGTTGTCAGTAACCGAGAGATTTTTCGGTCCACAAGGCACGAATATGTATGATGTGTGATTAAGGTGATACTATGCCTATTATAAGAGAGAAATATAACACTGGCGATGACAATAACAATGGTGGCTATATTGATGATACTCTTCCTGACAGGAAGATAGCTCAAACCTTTCTGGCTGAGTATAACTACACTATATATAGCGTCAAGTTAAAACTTTTCAGAACAGCTACGCCGGGGGATATCACCATTTCTATTAAGGCTACTGCTGCTGGATTACCAACAGGTGCTGACTTATGTTCTGGAACACTTCATGCAGATAGTATAACCACCTTTAGCGGAGGGGATTGGTATGAAATAACTCTAGGTTCAGGCACATCAATAGTGGTTGGTACTACTTATGCAATTGTAATGTCTAGGGTTTCGGTGTTTGATGTCGGCGATAGAGTAACATGGCGTACTGAGTTCAATGGAGGTGGAGCCAGTTATACAGGGGGGAGCATAGCGTATGCTAACGATGGCTCAACGTGGACTGCTCAGCTAACCAGAGATGCCATGTTTGAGTGCTACAAAACCTCCCTAATTGTGACCACACAAGCCTGCACAGATACGATAGCCGAGAAGTCAACAGGACATGGTACTATAACTGTCCTAGGTGACAGTTTAGTTACTCAACATGGTCATTGCTGGGCGACAACCTCTGGGCCTACTACAGCAGACAGTAAAACGCTGATGGGTCAGGCTCCTAATGCTGGACAATTCTCTTGGGAAATAACTGGCTTAGTCCCTGGAACGACCTACTATGTCAGGGCTTATGCCACAGACTCAGATGGCACAGTGTATGGAGATGATGTCACGATTATTTGTGGTTCTACTATAGGTCACAGGGAATGGTGGACAGGAGGTCAATACTTCCATTACTTTGACGAGTATGGCGTAGAGAGGAGCGTACTAGGTGTTGCTGCGGGAGGTTTTGAATGACTAAGAAGATAAAATCGCTGGCTGATGGACAACTAGGAACAACTAAAGGAACTCTATATACTGCGCCTGCTGCAACACAAGCTGTAGCTGAGAGGATAACGCTGGTCAATACCAGTTCGGGAACTGTGAATGTGAATATCTATTTCAAGGCTAGTGGTGGAACTTCCCGGAGAATCACACCCAAAGATTTAGAGATAGAAGGTAATGGCCTAGCTGTTATTGATGATGAGCAGACATTAGAGGCTGCTGATATAATAGAGGGAGATGCCTCTGCTGCCGACTTAATTGATTTCACAATAAGTGGAGTAGAAAACTCGTGAAACTCTTTGATAAGCTAGGGCGGTTACTTACAAAGACTTCACTGGATTCGGAGTTCACTACTGATGGTGAGTCCAAAATAAGGGTATCTGATAGAGATACAAGGGATATTCAAGAGGAAATACTCTTGGAATTGAAGCAAATTAAACTTCACTTGGCGTGTATATCAGAAGAGGATTTTGAAGATGTGGAATAAGGTGTTATAGGAGTAGGATTATGGTAGATAAGACACAGAAGGAAATGACTGCTGAACTATATCAGGCTGTAATTGGCATACCAGAGAACCCAAAGGACAATGGTTTGATAGGTAAGGTTGAGAGTATAGAGACTCTACTTAAAGTACAGAACAGTCGCATCTCCAAGAACGAAAGGAGCATAAGTAGAGTAATAGGTATCGGGACAGGAGCTTTTGGTGTTACCGGTATAGTCATAACTTTGATTCAGGTTTTTGGAGGTTAGTATGAACATCAAAATAAGACCATCAATTCTAATTATCTCTGTGGGTCTAGTGGTAGCACTGATTGTGGCATTGCAGCTTGGTCAGACTGAAGCAGTAGCCGCCATCATCACCGCTATAGCTGGCACCGCTTCAAAGTTAGTTGAGAGTGAGGAGAAAGGTGTATAAATAGCCACAGGATAGACAATAGAGGGTCTAGAAGAATAGGGTAGTAGGGATTCCATAAGCCCGCTGTAAAAGGCGGGCTTATTCTTTGTCTATTTTAAGGGATGGGACTAATTAAAAAATAAAGTTTGGAAAGGCTTGACAAATGTGTTGCTTTTGTGCTAGTATGTAGCTAATCAAGTATAAGGAGGTAAAATGAATTGAATACTACAACCAGGTCAAGAGAATATCGGGAAGGATGGCTAGGGCACCGACGGACTTACAAGTGCCGAAAGTGTGGGGAGAAGTTTCAGGTCGATACCAGAGAGCCGTTACCGGAAGAGCGACGCTTATGCGACACCTGCAAAGAGGCTACCTGGACACGTTCCGATTGCCCTATCTGTGGGCGTAGCTTCCCACACAAGAAGAGCGAAGACTTCGCTACCTGTGGAAACTTCGAATGTCTGGCCGAAGCCAGAACTAAGGGCTTACTGGATAAAGTGGGGAATTGATATGTCAGTAGGATTTAGGTGGACTAAAGGCGGGAGTAGCAACTATCAGCCAGGAGTCTGGCTCTGGTTTGATTACGATACTGAAATCATCGCTAAGATAAAGGCGAAGATACCGCCCGATTCCAGGGAGTGGCAGCCGGACAATGGTCGGTGGTGGGTACATGAGAGTTATCTTGATAAAGTAGACGAGATATTCCGTGGCTTCCTAGAGGCTTATAAAGCACAGATACCGTTATTCTAATAAAGGAGAGTAAAAGGAGGAACTATGTGGTATACAAAAGAAGAAGCTGAGAAGAAATACAAGGGAGTATTCTTTGGTAGCGCGGCTTACATCGGGGAAGGTGCTGACATCAGGGCAGGTGCTTACATCGGGGCAGGTGCTGACATCGGGGAAGGTGCTGACATCGGGGCAGGTGCTGACATCGGGGCAGGTGCTGACATCAGGGCAGGTGCTTACATCGGGGCAGGTGCTGACATCAGGGCAGGTGCTGACATCGGGGAACGTGCTGACATCGGGGAAGGTGCTGTCATCGCAACCGTATGTTCTAAATATGTCGGCAACATAATTCCCTCCAAAGGACGCATAGATATTCGTATAGGTTGTGAGATACACGATGTTGAAACGTGGGATAAGAAGGGTAAGGCACTGGCACGAAAGCACCATGAATCAGAATGGTGGGAAAAGACAGGCAAGAATATGTTAGAGTTCTTAAAGGCAGAGGTAATAAATTATCTGAGTTCTCTCACCAAAGATGGGGAGCAGAAGAATTAAAGGAGAATGAATAGAATGTCAACAACTAGAACTGGTAAATGCCCACACGGAGAATTCGACTTAATGGAAGGTTGTCCTCAGTGTATTGCCGATAGGATGGGGAAAGAAGGTAATACAGAGGCCAGCATAGCAGAAGCGGTAAAGAAGACTGACCAGCATATTGTCAAGGTTCAATATCATTCTGAAACCACAGGTAAAGTAAGCCCACGGGAATACACCTATTACTCCGCAGACCGATTGAATGTGGGCGACATCGTTACCGTGCCGGTAAGGGATACCACCGGCAAAGCAAAGGTAAGCTCCATCGATGTGCCAGAGGAGGAAATAGCCAACTTCAAGGATAAGGTGAAGATAATACCTGCTGGCTCAGTGGTAGAAGGTAAGCCATCGCTACCCGCAGGCGGATTAGCGGAAGCAGCTCAAAAAGCAGGAGCAGAAGTGCATGTCGTAGCCTTTGAAAATATCGCGAAAAACCTTGGATTGATACCTAGAACTGATAAGATAGAGCAGGAAAGAGAATCTACAGATTATGGGAAAATGGCTGATGAATCAACTTATCTGAATGAACCAGATGAAACCGAGACAGCAATAGCTCGACTCCCTGTTGAGCAACGAGCCCTGGTCAGGATTGAACCACTAAAGGACGCGGCTGTTTTCAAGCTACTGGAAGAGGCGGCAAAGCTCCAGCAGTATGCGGAGAAGGTTGTCGTGGCCACCGTTGAAGATGTTAAGACGGTCACCAACGACTTAACCATCATAAAGGAACTCCGGAAGCAAATCGAGGAAAAGCGAAAAGAATACTTGGACCCGGTTACCGCCCACGCGACGGCAATCCGTGATGCTTTTAAGCTACTCCTAACACCGCTGGAGATAGCCGACAAACTGGAGCGGGACGCTATCCTGGCATATCGCCAGAAAGAACGTGACCGGATAGCGGCAGAAGAGGAAGCCCGGGAACTGCGGCGAAGGGCATCTATGCTGGAAGCCGAAGCCCGCGGCGAAGAGGCACCACAAGAAATCGTCGTTCAATCAGCCGAGCAAAGGAAGATGTACCGCTCGGATATCGGCACTACCGGCTCGGTCCAGACTCGCACCTGGGAAGTGGAAGACCTATCTCTCATACCGCTAGAGTACATGGTCCCGGATGCTCAGAAGATAGGCAAGGTTATCAGGGCTGGCGGGTCAATTCCAGGCATCAAGGTAAAGCTCGAAGAGAGTCTCAGGGTAACCAGTAAAAAGAGTCTATAAAGGAAAGGAGGTAAATGATGAAACAAGTATCAACAGTACCCAAAGTTGGTTCTTGCAATCTGTGTAAATCATACAGGAAGTCTTTGGCTGATGCGTTGAAGGGTAACTCATCTATATATACTCCCGAAGAAGCCTGCCACAGAATAAGAACTTGCAAAGAATGTGGTCTTCACTTCTATGCTCTATATCGTAGAGTTACAGGTGAGTGCGAAACCTGTGGTCAGATAATGAGTGAGCATTGTAGGTGCGTATTATGCGGCATATTACTCGGCGAGGGACATGAGTCACAAGACACTCTAAAAAAGCAAGGTGAATACTGGTGCGGTTTTTGCCATCCAGGAAGGAGAAAATAGGAAAGGAGTAAAACCATGCAAATAACAGTCAAAGAGGCAAAGTTTCTCAAGGAGGGCTCCGGCGGTAAGTCCGGCTCCTGGAAGCTCTACAAGGTGGTGGACGACAAGAATAACGAATACACCACCTTCGACACCAAAGCGGCCAGCCTTAATCCTGGAGCGGTTATCGATATTGGCGACCCTATAATGAAGGATAACAAGTTGAGTTTCAAAGAGGTTGTTCAAGTAATTAGCTCTGGGACTGCCACGGCGCTAGCTACGCCAACTCCGGAGAATGGCAAGAATGGAATGACGCCTGCCCAGTGGGAGAAGAAAGACCTACGCGACCGAGTCAGTTTTGAAGCCCAGACCGCTTTCAAGGGCATTGTCGGTATGGTAAGCACCATCTTTGGCGCAGAGGGCAAGGAAATACCGGGACCGCTCTATGCCTCATACGAAAAGGCTCTCAAGTGGGCGGACTCCAAGCTCGCGCCAGCGCCAGACCAGGCTCTCTCCGAACAACTGAAGAAGATGCCGTCAGTCGGCGATAAGACAGAAGGCAAGGCCAGCCCTGCTCTACCGTTCAAGAACGCAGGGGAGTTCTATACGGCGTGTCTCAAAACGTACAGACTCAATAAGTCTCTGGTAGATGCGGAGATAGTGGGGAAGGACTTGAGTGACCCTAAGCAGAGAGCGGAAGCCTGGGGAAGTATTAGTATGGTCCACGGAGTAAAGGCGAATGAAGAGAACACCACTAAAGCGGAAGACACCATTGACCCCGAAGAGCTTAAATTCGACTAACAGCACGTTACGCCTGGTCAGCCAAAAACAGAAACCGGAGTTGGCCAGGCGGAGCAAGCTCAAGAAGGAACTCATAGAAGAGTATGGGGAGGTTTGTATGACCTGTGGGATACACCCTTCCTTTCCGCCTATAGCTCTATCCCATATAATCCCTTTGAGCAGGGGTGGAAAGACTGTCAAGGAAAACGTGGTATTGGAGTGCCAAGATTGCCATGAGCGTTTTGAAAAGAAGCCAGAATTGAGGGACACAGATGCTTGACAAAAGTATATTTATGGTGTATCTTTTAAGTAAAGAATAGGGAAGGAGAGCAGGACAATGCCAACAAAGACAAGTAGACCTACCAAGAGAATAGTTCACTGGCGGATAAATGCCGACAACCTTGATTACCTGGAGTCGGTACTTGCCGAAGAGGGTGTATCTTCTCTGCCCGGCCTGGCGAACTTAATATTCTCGCAGTGGGTGAAAAATCATAAGGCTAAAAGTTAGTAACACAGGGGTATTGACAAAGTATGTTACAAGGTATATAATATTGTAACATAGGTATATTAAGAGGAGATAAGAATGGGAGAGCAAATACAAATCACGATAGAGTCTGGTGACTTATATTCGGTAAGCCATGCTGCAAAATCACTGTCTCGACCTCGCATTACAATCTACCGATGGGTTAAAACCGGTAAGATTCTTTCCATCAAGCTAGGTGGGACCATTTTCATCCCGGTTTCTGAGGTCGAAAGACTTTATACGGAGATGAATAATGCCGAGAGGTAGATTCTTAAGCAAATCAATTAGTCTTGATGAGAAGGTAAATGCTCTCTCTGATGATACAGCAAGACTTCTTTTCACATGGATGATTCCTCACCTCGACTGTGAGGGCCGACTACACGGAGATTCCACAACAGTTAAGAGCATAGTATTCCCGCGGCGCAAGATTTCTGTGCTGAGAGTTGAAAAATATCTCAACGAGATTGCAAAACTCGGGCTAATTATTCGTTATCATGTCAACGGAAATACCTATTTAATGGCACCACATTTTGAAAATCATCAATCGGGATTGCAAAAAAGCAAGGAAGCACAGTCTCAAATACCGCCTTTCACTCCAGAGTCTCTCCAGAGTAAGTCAAAGCAAACTCCACCACAAGTACAAGTTAAAGATAAAGTTAAAGATAAAGTAGTATCTGCGCAAAAAAATATTACATCACAGAACTTTGATATATTCTGGAAGGCTTATCCTAAAAAGAAATCAAAGGGACAGGCAGAGAAGACGTTTGAAAAAGTCAATCCTGATGAGCAACTCTTACAGACTATCCTCAATGCAATAGATCAAGCCAAGCAGTCAGATGATTGGCAGAAAGCGGGTGGGCAATATATCCCGTATCCTGCCACTTGGCTTAATGTTAGAGGGTGGGAAGATGAGATTCGGAAAGGAGGACAAGGAGGACAAGATGGCAAACCCAGGAAGTTACCAACAACATACACAGACCCCGATGACCTTTGATGATTGGGTGCCGGCATCGGGCGCTGAGCAGGCTTTTGAATTATTCAAAGACCTGGCATCAATCCCATCCTGGTCTATGCTTTTATGTTACGGGAAGGCTGGTTGTGGTAAGACGCATCTCTGTGAGGCTCTAGTCCGAGAATTGAAGTGGCAGGGACGATATACAAGGGTTTACACTTGGTCGGACATTGTTTTATATATGAAAGAGACGATGCACTCTGAGTTTTCAGGCTCCTATGAAGCCCGGTTGCATAACTTCAAGACCGCGGAGAGGTTAATCATTGACGATGTAGGGTCAGGAACTATGACGACTCCCTGGGAATGGGGATTGTTTGAAGACATCATATCCCACAGATACCGTGAGGGATTATTGACAGTGATTACCACCAATCTGGATTTGAAGGACTTGCCAGAAAGAGTTGTGTCGAGATTCCGTGATAAAGAAGTAGCCCGTATCTGCTGGAATAAGGCAGGGGATTATAGGCCGAGGAAAGTATGAATCAGATTATGCAGAGTGAAAAGAGCTGGCAGGGGCAGGTCATAGAACTGGCCAGGACTCTTGGTTATGAGTTTATTTATTTTACCTGGAACTCAAAACATTCTCCACGTGGCTATCCTGACCTGATTATCTTACTTGATGGCCGGATGATAGTGGCGGAATTAAAAAGAGAAGACGGTCATCTTACACCGGAGCAATACTTCTGGCTGGAAGAGTTCATGAAGGTTACTGATGATGTCTATGTCTGGAAGCCGAGCGATTTCGATAAGGTGGTGGAAGTCCTTACCCCCACCCATAAAGGAGGAACGGAACTATGAAAGATGAAATTGCAGAAGAAGATGTAAAACGAAAACCAGACGCCAGTGATGTTAGTGACACTCTGATAATTGGTTTTTGCCTCGAATGTCCTGACCACGATGAATACCACTGTGCTGACCACAAGTGCTTTATATGGGAGATACTTGGTATTTTAATGGAGGCGGAGAGATGAAATGTCAGGATTGCGGGGAAAAACTACCTATGGCTGCTAACGCAAGTCATAATGGCTGGCTATTTTTCAGTGATGATTCTACAATGTGTCCAATCTGTGTTCGTTTGGCAACAGTAGAAAAACACCTCCAAGAATGCGAGCATCAAATAGAACCAGCCTCAAAAGATTTCAAGTATCTACTGTCAACTTTCGGAGTAGCCAAAACTCATGTAGAAAGTGATATAGACATTACCCCCCCCCCAATAAAGGAGGAGAAAAATGAGTGCCAGTTGTAATTTAGCAAGAGAACTAGAAGGTATTGTAGATGCTATGATTGAAGCAGATAACGACCCTATGGATATTATAGCGTGTTGTAAGGATGCCATTATTGTAAGCATGATGGAACATGGAAAGAAAGATACAACCTCACCTACCCCCACCGGTAAAGGAGTAACGGAATTATGAAAGTAAGACGCAAAGATAATGAAGACGCTGAGGATTTTGATGAATTGATGGCACAGAATATCACAGAGGCTGTGTGTGATCAGTTTAGTGATTGGATGGCTGAACCCGTCTCACTTACTCTAAAAGCAGACATCTATCATCGAGTGCGACAAGCACAAGCTGCAGCATTGAATTGTAAGGGAGTTTAGCACTCCCGCCCATAAAGGAGAGGGATAGATGAAACCTATAATTAAGAGTTATCAGGAGTTTATGAAAACACATACTGCTTATTCTCGTAGTCCTCATTTTAATATGGATAGGCATGGATTTACCTGTATCTATGAGGGTGATGTAGATATTGTGGATGGTAAGGGATTAAGAAGCCGAGAAATGGTGCAGGATTTAGTTGATGCATTTGGAGAAGATTATTATTCTGAGTATGTTTATTATAGAACTGTTGATGGATGGAGGTTGCCATATATTTATATATTTGTAAAATCTAGTAGCCGTAAAGTATCCTATGGCACTAACACCCCCACCCATAAAGGAGAGGAATGAAGATAAATAGAGTGTGGAGCATGCCAAATAAGTGGACATTCAAGATTAAGCCTATTGCTGAATTGGTATCAAGATACGTGGGTGATGGTGAAGGATGGCTTGACCCCTTCGCTGGTATGTATAGCCCTGCGGAAGTAAAGAACGACCTCAACCCAGAAGCTCCGGTGAATTACCACATGGATGCACTATTATTCCTAGAGAGTATTGGCGATGTAACTCATAAGGGCATTTTACTTGACCCACCGTATTCTATCTCGCAAGTGAAGGAATGCTACGGCGGTATTGGCTTTGAGCAATTACAGATAAAGCCAACCTCAATGAAATATTGGGCTTCGGTGAAGAACAATATGGCTCGCATTATAAAGCCTGATGGTATAGCGATTTGTTGTGGGTGGTCAAGTATGGGGCTTGGTATAAATCGTGGTTTCGAGATGGTGGAAATCTTATTAGTCCCGCACGGCGGAAGTAAAAATGACACCATAGTAACAGTTGAAAGAAAGATACAATCTCACCTTACCCCCACCCATAAAGGAGAGGGAAATGTGTAATCGCTGTATTTATAAAAACTTATGTAGGTTTGTTGTTGTGGAGATGAACAAGAACGCATGTGATACTCCCTGTTGGAGATTCGTTGAGATACCGCCATTTCAAGCCACGGAAAATGAGGAGCAATACCTAGTCTAGCCCCCACCCAATAAAGGAGAGACGGGATGATTAGAGCCTTATTCAAGTTTGCCAGTTTACCCGATTTAGTTGAGGGGAAGAAGCCTGTAGTTATTGATACTACCTCAAGTAGTGGGGACTTTAGAGACTTGAGTCCGTTTATTCTATCAGCACCGCCAGCAAAGCGATTTGAAAATCTATGGCAATTCAGTAAGGTTTATAAAAAGTTTATCATGCCTATTGATGGCTTCCCTGATGCAAGTTGGTATAAATGGCGTGATGCGGGCTATGCTTTAGATAAGGCTATGCGTTATCCAATGGGCAAGGGGGCTATCCCTGAATATTCTCTTTGGAATGGTGAGAGGAAAGGGTATATTGATGCTCGCAAGGAAATTTATGCTGTGGAATATGCGACTAATGTCCAGTGGACTAGTGGTTATCAAAGGCTAACGGATGTTTATGCAGAATGTTGCCGAACAAATAGGGAATTGATTTTACTAGACTACGATGCTTACGACCATATTAAACTCGGTATGTCCTTAGTAGAAGTTATCAATAATCCTCTGAGGAAAATGGGACACGCCTTTGTCTTGATTATGATGCTCAGTGGGGTACTTGAGGAGTGCGTTAATTCCCCCACCCATAAAGGAGAAGTTTAATGCGTGCTCTTTCAATCCGCCAGCCGTGGGCTCACCTAATAGTCAATGGAATCAAGGACGTCGAGAACCGCACCTGGCATACTGACTTCCGGGGTCGCATCTACGTTCACGCCGGCAAAGTTCCTGATACCCATTCCCCTGTATTTGTAGATGATGAGGGAATTCCTATCGAGATACCTGACTCGTATTACGGCGCCATCATAGGCGAGGTGGATATCGTCGACTGTGTTTGGAACCATAAGTCTAAATGGAGGGCTATTGGGCAATGGCAATTCGTACTATCCAATCCGGTCGCTTACACTCAACCGATACCATGCCGAGGTCAACTCGGCTTTTTCAGTGTCTCTCTAATCGAAAATAAGACCGATAAACCGGAGACCGAATACTCTAATACCTTCAGAGATAGATAGGAGGGCAATATGTGCAAGGGATTTGTTGATTTAATAAAAGGCATCTTTTCAGACAACCCATCGACTAACGATGTGCCAGAACCGCCCGGGATGGAGAGGCCGTCGCCGAGCAACTGGATAGACAATATCCAGATGGCGGACTATCT